TCAATCTGCTATTACAGTTATGCAAGCAAGTGGTTTAACTTACCAATGGGATTCTAGTAAGTTAATGTCCAATACCGCTTTTGCTATTGTGGTGCTTAATTACAATTCCAGCGCAAGCATTACCTCAATTCAGCAAACACAATTTGAAGTAATGAACTCAAGAACTAATACTGGCGATGTTATCTATGACTATTTAACGAATGAGGTTTATGGTGCGGCAATTCCAGCAAGCCAAATTGATACTGCAAGCCTTACTGCATTAACAACTTATTCCAATCAGCTTATTACTTTTAATAACTATCTTGGGATACCTGAAACACAACCTAGATTTAAATTTAATGGAGTAATCGATCCTACTCAAGATTGCTTAACAAATCTTAATGACATGGCAAATTGTTGTGATTGCCTGATTAAATACAATGAAATCTTTGGAATGTGGAGTGTAATTGTCCAATCTACGGCTTACACAGTAGCTATGGATGTTAATGATAGCAATATGATTTCTGCTATCACTATCAATACGATGGACATTTCCAATACTTACAATATTGCTCAATGCCAATTTCCTGATATTACTTTAAATAGTTCTTTTAATACAAGCACAGTAGATTTAGCAATTGTTGATCCGTCAATTTTGTATCCCAATGAACCAATTAATAGCCAAACTATTAAATTACCATTAGTCAATAATGATGTAACTGCACAACTATTGGCTACAAGAAATTTAAAAGCGGCAAGGTTAGATTTACAAGTTCAATGCACCATTAACTATATTGGCTTGGAATTGGAGGCTGGAGATATAGTCACAATCACCAATGCTAATTATGGTTGGACTGCTAAGTTAATGCGTTTATTTAAAGTTGAACAAAACTTTGCGCAAGATGGAACAATTACAGTCAAATTGACAATGCAATCTTTTGACCCTAATGTCTATAACGATGTATCTATTACGCAATACACTCCACCGCCTAATTCTGGTTTGCCAGTACCAAATATTTTTGGGACATTAACTGCACCAGTAATTATTAGTAACTTAACAAATATTCCAGTACCGACTATTGGAGTGCAAGTTACTTCAAGCTCTGCTGGCATTACACAATATGCCGAAGTTTGGTATTCAGCTTATTCAAATCCATCTGCAGATCAATTAATGCTTGCTGGAATTACTGCTGTTCAGCCATCAGGAGTTCCTTATGGTAATAGCGTAGTTTTACCTACAGTATTTTTAACTGGCATTCCAGCAGGAAATTGGTATTTCTTTGATCGTATGATCAATTCTTTAGGAGTATCACCTTTTAGTCCAGCAAGTACAGTATTAGAATGGCGACCAGCTACTTTTCAATATTCAGAAAGATATTTAAGTATTGCTTATGCAGATTCAATAACAGGCACAGGATTTAGTTATAGCCCTAGAGGAAAAACTTACTACGGAATTGTTAATACTTCTAATCCAGTAGTAGATATAACTCCTTCAGACTATACATGGTATTTAGCTACACCAGCTTTTGGAAGCTCTGGAAGTTTAAATTATTTACTTTTTTGTAATAGATCTAATAATCTTATTAGTTTTGCTGTTGGTGGTGCGGCACAATCGGCTGGTACTGCTTTATTTGTGCCTACGGATACAGCTAATTATGATCAAACTATTTGGCAAGGTTTACCTGATACTTATAATCTTATTGATTTAAGTCTTAGATCAGGTCAGCTTATTCAAACTGGAACTACTACTGTTGGTACTGGTGAAATTTTAGTATCTAATAATCCACAAGGTAATGTTATTGCTTCATTAGCTCAATTATTAGATTTTGGCGGTGCATATACTAAAACTTCCGCAGTTGCTACTTTAACCATTGATATTTATGGTCGTGTAGTAGGCTTTGAAGCTCCAGATTCTTTCTATTACACAATGACTGCTTTTGATGCTTCAGCTAGTCAAACACTATTTCATGTAACTAGGGGAACAGAATATTTATCTGGAAATTGTTGGGTATTACAAAATGGATTATTGTTAAATCCTAGTGAATATACGGATACTGGTGGCTCTACTGGCAATATTACATTAGGAACAGGTGCAAATCTTAACGATATTATTACTATTATTTCGTTTGCTTCAGTTGCGGCTTCTACCAGTACCACTTATAATAGCTTTAGCAGAAATAGCGATACATTAAGTAATGTTGGTTCTTATACAGCATCAGGGTTTACCCTAGTTAGCGGTAATGAATTGTTATTTTTAAATGGCACAGTTATCAATGCACAAGATTACAGTATTACAAATCAGACTATTAGTTTTGTAAATGCAGTAAGCGGTGATTTAGAAGTTATCCAATGGACAGATAATAATTTGGGAGTTCCTAACGGCACACCAGTTAATGTGGATGTATATACAACTATTGGACAAACTATTTATGCGTTTACTTTTAATCCGTTAGCATTTAATCTATGGAACAATGGAGCATTATTATTGGAAACAGTTGATTACACAGTTGCAACTGGTAGTTATACTTTATCGCAAACACCTACAAGTAATTTGAATATCTTGGTTCAACAAACTTTCGCAAGAACTGGAGCAGTCTAATATGACACAAGCACTTAACTTAGCTAACTTTGCTAATAACTTAAATTCATCTGGTCAAGTTTCTGCGGCTGGTATTCAATCAGGCGTATTAGTTCCATCTGGTTCTGTATCTTTGTTTTACCAAGCATCAGCACCTACTGGATATACACAAGTAACTTCTCTTAATGATTATGCTTTGCGTATAGTTAGTGGTACTGGTGGTGGAACTGGCGGTACTACAGCATTTAGCACAGTATTTGCGAATCAGACACCAACGATTACTACAAGTGGTTTAAGTGCTGGTGCAACAACGCTTTCTACTGCACAAATGCCTAGTCATAGTCATTCCACCGCAACATTTAGTGGTCAATTTGGTGCGGCTGGCTCAATGTGGGGAGGGGGATGTAATAACGGAACTAACACTTCAGGTACTGGCTCAACTGGTGGTGGTGGCTCACATAGCCATACTATATCAGGCTCCGCTACATCCTCTGCTATTACTTTAAATGTACTATATGCCAACATTATTATTTGTAGTAAAAACTAATGAAAATTGAACCTAAAAATAATTGCCCATTGAATAAGTTTGAGCCTTGTAAACAATTAGATTGTGCTTGGTTTATGGAAGTAAATGGTCTTCACCCACAAACAGGAGAGCCTATTAAAGAATGGGGATGCTCAATGGCTTGGTTGCCTATATTAATGATTAACTCAGCTAAAGAACAGCATAGCACAGCCTCTGCCGTTGAATCTTTCCGCAATGAAATGGTAAAGAGCAATGAAGTTGGGCAACAAGTTTTACTAGCTACTTTACAACAGCAACCAAGAGTAAATCCTAACCCTATGATTTTGGAGAATGAATAATGAAACTAACTATTATTGTTGATGACAGTATGGTTTATATAGACCTTGTATCACACGAAGTAAAGCTAAGCACAGCAAATATTCCTACAGGAACTCATGCTTTGCAATGGAATGGTACAACAGGATGGATTGAGTTTAGTGATTTAGCAGACGGCTCAAAACCAGCAAATGAACAAATAACAGCACTTCCAGAGTGGGCTAATGCTTGTGTATCTTTATGGAACGCTTGGGTAGCACCTGTTCCGATTGTATCTCCACCTATGGCTACTATGACACCAACACCAGCATCTAACCAACCAACAGCTACAGGCACTCAGACAATCTAATGGTTACTATGGCTAACCTTAAACACACCTTTACTTATGATGGTGCAGTAGTAAATGTTTATCACGCTAATAAAGGTGAAGGAATACCAATGCACTCCCATGCGTATTCTCATGCCACTACTTGTATGAATGGCTCTTGTAAGTATACTTCTGATGGTAAAACTTTAATTGCTGATAAGAATACTCAACCCATTAACCTTTTAGCTGGCAGTCACCATGAAATAGAAGCACTAGAAGATGGCACAGTCTTTGTAAATATATTTGCCGAAGGTAAGTATTAAAGTAAAATAGAAAAAAATAAGACACGATCCGTAGGTGAGTGGAGTTCCATTCCCTATTAACCCAGAATCGGAGAGATCATGGCATTATTTAGCAAAAATACCCTTACTCAAGTTAGCGGTTTTGACAATCAAATTATTGCTGGCGAACTAGTTTATGACCAAAAAACTTTTTGGAACTTAACTTTAGCCACAGACGGCACTCCAATTGATTTAACTGGGGTTGATATTGATGCCCAAATCATTCGTAGAGAAGTATCAAATCTTCAAGATACTAGATATGGCTTATCTTTTGATATTGCCGACTATGTTCCTGAACCAAGCCCTGTAAGTCTTACTATTTCTAATCGTAATGATACGGCTGGTTTTTTTACTTTAGTTATTGATGAAAGCACTTGGGATATTATTTCTTCCGATCCTGAATTAAATATTGCGGCTACAAGTCCTGTAGCATTTAGCGGAAGAATCAAAATTAGCTTTCCAGCAAGTGGCTCTACTCCAGCCCAAGATAGTATTATTTTCTTGCTATTTTTAGTGCGTTCTGACGGAGTGGTGAACTAATATGGGAATGACAGTCAATGTAACTGATCAAAATAATGTTTTGGTCAATGTAACTCCTACTCCTAATCAGACTATTAATATTGATCGTGGAGTTGGTGGAGCCTCTGGTTATAGCGGTTATAGCGGTTTTTCTGGCTATTCAGGTTTAGGCGGTGATGGTCGTTCTGGTTATTCTGGATATTCTGGATATAGCGGACAAAACGGCTTATCTGGTTATTCTGGACAAGATGGTCAGTCAGGTATTAGCGGTTACTCTGGAAGCGGCATAAGCGGTTTTAGTGGCTACTCTGGAGATCAAGGCAGTAGCGGTTACTCTGGTTTTAGCGGACAAAATGGACAATCTGGTTATTCTGGTCAAAATGGACAATCTGGTTTTTCTGGATATTCAGGGCAAGACGGACAATCAGGATTTAGCGGTCAAGACGGACAATCTGGCTATAGCGGTCAAGATGGTCAAAGTGGTTTTTCTGGTGATTCTGGAATATCAGGCTACTCAGGTTTTTCTGGCTATAGCGGTCAGCAAGGAACTTCAATAAATATTATTGGAACAGTTCCAACTCCCTTAGATTTACCTTTAACTGGTAATTTAAATGATGCTTATATTGTTTCTTCCAATGGCGATTTATATGTATGGACAGGTGCAACTTGGACTGATGTTGGACAAATAGTTGGACCAAGCGGACAAAGTGGTATTTCAGGATTTAGCGGCTATTCAGGCGATAGCGGAATTTCTGGATTTTCAGGTCAAGACGGTTTAAGCGGCTTTTCAGGACAAGACGGACAAAGTGGTTATAGCGGAGATTCTGGAATTTCTGGTTTTTCAGGACAAGATGGTTTAAGCGGTTACTCAGGTCAAGATGGACAAAGTGGATATAGTGGCGATAGCGGAATTTCAGGTTTTTCTGGTGATAGCGGAATTTCTGGCTATTCTGGCGATTCAGGAATTTCAGGTTTTTCTGGGCAAGATGGACAAAGCGGATACTCAGGCTATTCAGGAATAGGTTTATATTTTTTTGGTGCTTGGGTTATAGATACTACCTATATTCCTAATTGCATAGTTACTTATGCAAATCAAACTTGGATTGCAATTAATAACATAGCAACTTTTGAAAATCCACCAGATACAAATTCAAATTGGGCTTTATTTGTTCCACAAGGAATAAGTGGCTATAGCGGTTTTTCTGGAGATTCTGGAATTTCTGGTTTTTCAGGGGATTCAGGAATAAGCGGTTTTTCTGGCGATTCAGGAATTTCTGGATTTAGCGGACAAGATGGTCAATCAGGATTTTCAGGCGACAGCGGAATTTCAGGACAGGATGGACAAAGTGGATTTTCAGGTATTTCTGGATTCAGCGGTTATAGCGGCATTTCTGGTTACTCTGGTTCTGGGGTATCGGGCTATTCTGGATTTTCAGGAGAGCAAGGTATTAGCGGTAATTCTGGCTATTCTGGCATTAGCGGTTACAGCGGAGTTAATGGCGATAGCGGATATTCGGGCATCAGCGGGTTCTCAGGAGTTAGCGGGTTCTCAGGATATTCGGGGTCAGGGGTAAGTGGCTTTTCAGGTTACTCAGGGTCAGGCGTTAGCGGATATTCTGGTTTCAGCGGTATCTCAGGATATTCAGGGTACAGCGGTATATCAGGCATAAACGGACAAAGTGGTTTCAGCGGCATATCAGGATGGTCGGGTATTTCGGGATACTCAGGAAGTGGAGTATCAGGTTATTCAGGTTATTCAGGGATTAGCGGATATAGCGGTAGTGGAATATCAGGCTATTCAGGCTCAGGTGTATCAGGCTTTAGTGGATATAGCGGTGCGGTTGGTACAAGTGGTTATTCGGGTTTTTCAGGTGCGGTAGGTGTATCAGGAATAAGTGGATATTCGGGTGCTAATGGTGCAAGCGGTTTTTCAGGCTATTCAGGAATAAACGGAACTAATGGTGCATCAGGAATAAGCGGTTACTCAGGCTTTAGTGGTTCAGGAATATCAGGTTACAGCGGAAGTGGTGTATCAGGCTTCTCTGGCTATTCTGGCTCAGGAGTGTCAGGTTATAGCGGGTTCTCAGGAATTTCAGGGGTAAACGGAACATCAGGTTACTCAGGATATAGTGGTAGTGGCATATCTGGGTATTCAGGTTACTCTGGCTCAGGAGTGTCGGGCTATTCAGGATATAGCGGTTCTGGCTTATCGGGCTATTCTGGTTACTCAGGAAGTAACGGAACAAATGGCACTTCTGGTTATAGCGGAACAAATGGCAGTAATGGAGCAACAGGCACTTCAGGCTACTCAGGCTATTCAGGTACTAATGGCACAAATGGTGGGCAAGGAACTTCAGGCTATAGCGGTTACTCAGGAGCGACAGGGGCAACAGGCGGTACTGGGACTTCTGGATATTCAGGTTATAGTGGTTATGGTATTGCAATGACTTATGATTCATTTACTGCAACTGCGGCACAAACTTCATTTACAACTTCTGCTAGTTATACTTCTGGAAAAATTGAAGTATTTGTGAATGGCTCAAAAGTTGTAAATGGCACAGATGTAACAGTAACTAGCGGAACTGCTATAGTATTTGGAACAGGATTAACTTCTGGAATGAGGGTTGATGCAGTTTATCCACACTAATTGGAGAAAATAAAATAAGATGAAAACAATATATGGGTTAGATATAAAAACTCAATGGAATCAAATATTAGATTTACACGCACTTAAATTAGCTAGAGAGCATCATCCAGACTGGTATTACTGGAAGCTCTCTAATAATTTTGAAAGAGCAGTATTTTTAAAAGGCGATCCAGTATTTTCTAGAGAAACCACTAGATATTTATGGGCTAATCAAAATATTTTAGGTAAAGAAATTCTAGAAATTGGTTGCTCTACTGGCTACGGCTCTCAATTCTTACCAAAAGATATTTGGTATGAAGGTCTAGATTACGATCCAATAATTATTCAAGTTGCACAAGAACAGGAATGGGGTGAATTTAGAACATTCCTTAATGCCAATATTAATGAAGTTGAGCTTCTTAATTACGATACTATTATTGCGTTTGAAGTTATTGAGCATATGGATAATGGTTTAGAAATAATTGAAAAATTAAAAAAACATTGCAAACGCTTATTAATAACTGTTCCTCATAATGAACCTAAAGGCTTTTGGGGTGAGCATCATAAACTTCATGGTTTAAATGAATCACATTTCCCTTATTTTGAATTCCAATATATTAATGAGCATGGGAAGATTAGCGATACTCCGCAAAATATAACGGAGCAAAATCGTTGTAATCTTTTAATAGGAAAGTGGGATGGATAAAGTTCTTTGTTCAGTTGCTACCAGAGGTAGATACTTTACTACTTTACCATTAGTCTTACAAGCCATTATTAATCAAACAAAGTTACCAGATAAGCTGGTAATTTTTGACGATAATGATGAGCCTTTAGATATGCGTAAAGAAATGATTTATCAATATTTCTTTCAAATACTTAATATAAAAAAAGTAGAATGGGAATGGATTTATGCACCCAAAAAAGGTCAGCATCATATTCATCAAATGGCTAACGAAATGGGTTATAAATGGGTATGGAGAGTAGATGATGATGCTATTCCAGAACCAGATGTATTAAAAAATTTATTTAGTTACGTAACAGCAATAGATAGTATTGGAGCAGTAGGTGGTTCTATTCTTACTCCACCGCTTCAATTTGAGGGATATTTTCCTACTAGCAAAATAGAAAATATTGATACTGAACCAAATATTCAATGGTCAAATATTTCTAAAATTAAAGAAGTAGATCATCTTCATTGTTCATTTCTTTATCGTGCTGGAGTTCAAGATTACAACTTAGGGCTTTCTAGAGTTGCTCATAGAGAAGAAACTTTGTTCACTTATGGATTAAAGCAAAAAGGCTATAGAATCCTTGCCGCACCACACGCAGTTACATGGCATTTAAAAAATCCAGAAGGCGGTATTCGTAGCGAATCTAAAAAGGAAATGTATGCTCACGATGATCAAATTTATCGCAATATCATCAACTACAGAGATAAGACTATTATTATCCTTAATTGTGGGCTTGGCGATCATATTGTGTTTAATAAGCTCCTTCCTGATATACCAAACCCTGTTATTTTTGGTTGTTATCCTGAGATTATTCCTTGTCGATCTATTGCAGAAGCTAAAGCACTTTTTGGGGATATAGAACATTGGAATATTTATAAAAAAATGGATCAATGGAAATGGACTGATAGCTTAGAAAATGCTTATAGGAAACTTTATCTATGATCATTATTCACCCTTATGCTAAAAAGCTAATAAACGGTAAAAGAAATCCTAAAAACTATCCATTTTGGGAGCTATTAATTGAAAAAATAGATGAGCCTATTATCCAAATTGGCATAGATGATGAAAAGCCTTTAGTAAAAGACTTTAGAAAAAACTTGTCTATGAATGAGATTAGACAATTAATTAAAGATTGTCGGACTTGGATAGGTGTGGATAGTTTTTTTCAGCATCTAGCTTGGTCAGAAGGTAAAGCTGGAATAGTATTATGGTCAGTAAGCGATCCATTAATTTATGGACATACTATTAATAATAATCTTTTAAAAGATAGAGTATATTTAGCAAAGAATCAATTTCTCTGGTGGGAAAATATAGAACATAATTCTGATGCTTTTGTAAAACCAGAAGAAGTAGTAAAATTGCTTTAAATTCATAAAATAAGATTCTTAATAACTCTAATAATGGTATTTTATGGATGGTCAAACCCTTTTTAATTTAGCTGGCGGTGCAATATTAGCCGCAATAGGCTGGTGGTGTCGTCAAATTTGGGACTCCGTACAAACTCTTAAAGAAGATGTTAAATCAATTGAAATTGATCTTCCTACAAATTATGTAAAAAAAGGTGATATGACTGTTCGTTTTGATCGAATAGAAGTATTACTTGATAAACTCTATGAAAAATTGGAGCAAAAGGCAGATAAATGAAAGCACATAGATCAAAAACAATGTGGTTTTCTTTTGCTCTTGTAATATTTGGAGCTTTATTTGATAATTTCTCTTATGTCCAAAACCTTATTGATCCAAAATATTATGGCATTAGCCTTATTGGTATTGGCATTATCGTTGCTATACTTCGCTTTATAACTAATAAGCCGATTGAATAATGTTTCCACTTTCAATACTTTCTTATGTCAAAATTGGATTTGCTATATTACTTTTATCTGGTTGCTTTTATGGCTATATTGAGCATAATCGTTTTCAGATATATAAAGCAGAAATACAATCAATCGCTGAAAAACAAATTGCAGAAAATCAAGCAAAAATCAAAGAACAAGATTTAATTAATAAAGCATCTAAGGAAACCTATGAAGCCAAGCTATCTGCTCTTAAGTCTTATTATGGTGGGTTGCACAACTCCAGTAGCGGTCAAATGCCCACCCTTTCCAATACCTCCAGCACAGCTAATGAAAGCACCTCCGACCAGCTACTTGCTTGTGCCTATACAACGCAACAATTAGTATCGCTTCAAGACTGGATTAAGCAACAGGCTGGATTATGAATTTAGATGCACTAGGAATATCCGAATCTTGGCAAAAACCTTTAGCTGATACTTTTGCTAAATATGGAATTAATACTTCACAACGACAAGCATGTTTTATTGGTCAATGTATGCACGAATCAAACGGCTTTAGAGTATTAGAAGAAAATCTACATTATTCTGCAAATGCTTTAATGCGAACTTGGCCGTCAAGATTTCCAGATGAAGATACTGCTGAAAAATATGCCAATAATCCTGAAAAAATTGCCAATAAAGTCTATGGTGGGAGAATGGGTAATGTGGAAGATGGCGATGGTTGGAAATATCATGGTCGTGGTCTTATACAACTTACTGGCAAAGACAACTATGCAAACTGCGGATCTGGTTTGGGTGTGGATTTGCTTAGTAATCCTGAATGGGTTGCTACTCCTGAATATGCGGCTTTAAGTGCTGGTTGGTTCTGGAATAAAAAAGGATTAAACGATCTGGCAGATACGATGGATATTGAAACTATGACCAAGCGTATCAATGGTGGCACGCTTGGTATAGATGATCGTAAAGCTAAAATCCGAATGGTAATGCAAAAATTAGCTACTTAATACGAACTACTTTATTTCGTTTTAAAACTTCTTCGTAACGAACTTTTGCAACATCATCTAATTTGCGTAATGGCAATTCTTGGTAATACTTAAACTTTGCCTGAGTTTCTGGAGTTTCAGAAGGTCGAATCCACCCTTGTAATTTCCAGCGTTCTTCAATATCAGTTCCACTAGCAGTCCAAATATGTTCATTCATAATCTTCTCCTATTAATATCTTTGTCTGTAC